TCTCCTCTTTCTCCAGCCTCCCACTTAAGTGCTTGGAGTTGTCCTTCTAAACTAAATGGATCAAGATTATGCTCCAACATCCATTTTTTCACTTTTGGCCAGCGAATCTTTTTGTCCCACTGTGCGATACCATAGTGACCTTCAGTATCACCTTCACCAGTTCCAGTATTATCAGCTCTTGGATTAAATGTAGATTCTTGCTGAAGATTTCCAGCAATACCAGCAGCTTGTTCTTTAGTTAAACCTTGCGACATAAAATAATTCATCGCTTTCTCGGAGTTTTCAGAACCAGTGAAGTTTGGGTCCGCAGTGGGAGTGGTGGTATTGTTGTTGCCGCCTCCGCCTCCAGTAATGCCTTTCAGCATTTCCATAAAGTTACCAAAGAATCCTTTTTTCTTATTTTTCTTCCTATCTCGATCTATACTATCAGAATCCCCACCATTACTACTCTTTTGTCCAGTTACTTTATTAGCAAGACTATTAGGCAACCCAAATACATCAGCGATAGGTCTTGCTACCTTGGCAATTTCACCCGCAAAAGAGTCACTCTCTGGTCCCAGTTGATTCATCAAGTTAGTGACGGATGATAGTATTGTACCACCAGCAACCATCATAGGCAGTGACATTGCATCCATTAATGGTTGTGTCATAGCATCAGAACCACTACTAGATTTCGATGCCATACCAAGATTTAAATCAGTAAATCCTACCTTACCACCAAGGTTAGATGTTCCCTTCTCAAATGATTGTGGTTTAGATGACACTGCAGAAGTTTTGGGCGTCATAGCAGGAGTTTCTGGTACAGGTCTTACCTTACCATCCATCGCACTTGGTTCACCTTGAGTATAGTTGTTGTCTAATGGAACAACCATCTCATCGCCATGCAACTTGGCAAGATAACCACTATCAGGACCAGAAACAATACCACCAGTCTCTGCTTCTGGCGGTTTTTGATCTGGTATATTATCTACATCTAAATCTGATTCTTCACTTTCATCTTCAGGAGTCATGAGATCATCAAAGTCACTACTATCAGCAGCATTTTTAACTGCTGCTCCGCTACTCATTTTTTGAGCACCTTGTTTATCATCAGTAGTTTTCTTCTGCAATGCTGTCTGTGCATTAATAGCAGCAGCAATAGCATCCAACTTTGCTTCAATAGTATCGGTTCTTTCGCTTAATTGAGTAATAACATCAGTCTTGATTGCCTGTACACCACTAGCAATATCTTTTGTCTCACCAAGTGTATTATTAATAGACTGTGCGGTCTGCTCAAGTGATGATGCAATGGCACTTACTGCAGTAAGAATATCTTCTCGTGATACTCTACTCTTACCAGTTCCTGATGCTGATGATGCAGTTTCTTCTGCCGTATCAGGTATCATCTCTTCGGATGATTCTACCTCTTCAGGAGCTCTCTTTGCACTTACAAATGCATAGTTATCAAACTGTTCTCGAAATCTTTCAACTTCAGACAGTTTCTTTATCTCTTTACCGTCAGCGCCTCTATTGTCTACAAAGTTCCAGAACTGTGCCTTGGGATTCTTCAGCAGTTTGACACGATCAACTGTCTGTTGAATGTCTTGCTTCTTACCACTGATGTATGATCCACCGAACTTACTCTTCAGTGCTGCCTTGAAAAAGAATCCTTTTTCTACACCAAGTTCATCTAAACTATCATATCCTGCTTTCTTTGCCTTTTCTTCTGCTGCCTCTCGTTCTTCTCTGGCAAATTTACGCGCAGCAATAACCTTGGAGATCATTGCCCCCATGTGGTCCTTTCCTGGTTGAGAAGTGTCGTTAAAGCCTTCTGTTCCTGCTGCCATTAGTTATGCCTCTATGCCTTTATTTATTTTCAAGCAAACAGTTTTTGCATCAGCAAAATTTTTGATGCTGATGTAGTAGGTTTTCTTGTTACTATAGTAGTACCACCACCTATAGGCAAAGATGCCATAGATTGTGTATTATTTACCACAACAACCTGTTGTCTGGTCCCACCCTCTTCATCATCATACATAAGTGCTTCTGGATTACTGGATACCTTTGGCGGTTTCACCTCCTCCTTTGGCGTAAACGCTGGCATATCGTTGAGTTCTTGTTCGATAGATTTTTCTGCAGGTTTTGGAGTAGGTTTTGGAGTAGGTTTTGCAGCAGGTTCCGAAGCAGGAGTTGCAACGGTTGCTGTTATTTTACTACCTCCCTTTACTACACCACCACTCAAGATGAAGTTGTCTGGATCCATTAATCCAGTTATAGATGCTGATCCTGGGTTATAACCCGTCCCTAAATCTAGATGCATATGAGGACCAGTCGATAATCCAGTGCTTCCCACTTCTGCATATGATTTTACAGACCCATCTGGTTGCATACCAACCCGATCTCCTGCTTTAACCAAATTCCTGTAGTGGTGATTAGATTTAATATATCTACCATCGTCTAATTTTATAACAACGAAATTTCCATATCCAGCATTATGTCCAGTAGAAGCTTCTACTACTGTTCCTGGTGCTACTATCGATAATGCAGTTCCTTGCGACATCCCAACGTCTCTGCCAGTATGCCCAAATGCAGTTGCTCCAGATCCCAGATTATCTTTAGTTTGAAATCCTCTACTACCAAATTCAGCCGCTGTTATTTTACTCGCACCAGTAACATTATATTGTGTCTCTGGTCTTCCATTGTTGTTGTTATTGTTATTATTTTTTCTGTTTTTACCACTAAAGAATTTAGTCAATGCTTTCTTCATTTTCTCGAATGCATTTTCTTTCTTTCCGGCAGATTTACCTTTAGAAACAAATTCACCAATATCTTCAGTATCTTCTTCTTCTTCTGATTTTTTCTTTACATCTTTTATCGTGGTATCAATACCAGCATATGATCCACCAACATTTGTCTGTGCGAGTGTTGTAGGTACATCAAAGAACTTTGTCAATGCGTTAGCAGATTGCTTAAACATAGGAGCAACTAAAGATGCTGCTGGTCCTGCTTGTGTCAAGAAGTTGGCAGATGCTCCAATCAATGCACCACCAACAGGACTCAATAATTGTGTACCATAAGTATCTTTGGGAATAATTGCTTCAGTACCATGTAATACTGCAGGTCCAGGTTTTGTTAAACCACCAGTTTCTTTCTGTTGTGGGGTTTCTTGTTTTTTAGGTGTAGGTCCACCGCTCGCGCTACCGCGATGATTTGGGTTGAGTGCATCATACAAGAATCCACCCACCATATCTCCAAGAACACCACCAATAACAGTTCCAACAAATGGAATGGGGATGAACGTTCCTAAAACTCCACCAAGAGTAGCACCCACTGCTTTTGCTGCTGCTCTACCTACAGGTTCTCCCAACATCAGTGAGACAGCAAAATCAATCAATCCACCAAAGATAGGGATGCGTTTTATAATAGGACGCATCAATCCTAATGCTGCTTTCTTAACAAATGCTTGAGTTGCTTTAACAGCACCTGCTTGGGCTAATTTCTTACCTCCTATCTGTAATGCACTTCTAGTTACAACTCTTTGAGCACCACGTCTACCAGCATCAGCAGTAATCCCAAGTGCTTTTTTTGTTACGGATCGTACAAGTTTTTTAGGAGCAAATTTTCCTAACTTATTTCTAAAAAGTCTTACAATCGCTCGTAATTTTTTAGGAGCAAATCTTTTCCATAGCATGCCAAGAGCTTTCTTAATCCACCCAGTAATGTAACCAGGTGATCCCCCTTTTCTAGGATCAAATTTTATACCTTCTGTTCCTGCGGCATCAAGAACATCGTCTTGTTCATCAATAGCAGCATCAGTTTCTGCATCATCAAGTTCTTTTTTCTTTAATGCTGTCTGTGCTTCAAATGCTTCCAGAATACCATCAAATCTATCATTAAGACCATCATGACTAGTCTCAATCTGATTAAGATTGCTTACAGTAGTCCCTAACGCAGCACCAATAAGAGCATTCTGCTTTTTCAGTTCATTATCAATACTACCAAGTTGTCCTTGGATTTTTTGCAATGATCCGACAAGTGTTGATAAAATCTTGGTGTTTGATACACTAGTAGATTTCTTTGTCTTTTGATAATCTGTTCCTTGCTGTTGATTTACTGCATCAATTAATGATTGCGGTAAAATATCAGTAATGTCTGATATATCGCCCGTTTCTTCCGATACATCTGCTTCTTCTATTACTTCGTCTACTACCTCAACTGCTTCATCAATGTTCTCTTTTACTTCTTCTTCTGCTTTCTCTACAATCTCTTCTGCTTCTTCTTCTACTTCTTCGTCAGGAGCAGCAACAGATGTATCAGTAAATCCTTCCGTACCAGATGTTTTTAAATATCTCTCAACAATCCATTCTTGATATGTTCTCTCATCCTGACCGCTGGTACTACCAGTCTCAAGCATAGGATATCCATCGATATCCGTCTTCATATTCTTAATAATTATATCAGCATCTTTGTCAGAGAGTTTCGTCTCCAACATAGAAAAGTAACTGGTGCCACTATCATCCGTGCCGCCAGTTAACTTTGCTTTTAATCTATCAAAGATGCGATCCTTCTGTCCACCACCAGGCACACCTTTCCTATACCATCTTACGATATCTTCTGGTGCTGGGGTTTTGAAAATCATCTACGAGCCTTTGCTTCCTCTGCTTTTTTCTTTTCCTCTTGAATATGTTGAATTAGAAGAGCAGTATAAACTTCTCTTTCCCACGGCATGAGGTGTTCAATCTCCGTCAAAGAGTATTTATGGTACTGCATCAAAGCAAAGTTAGTTTTGTAATAGCCCTCCAAACTATTCTGAAAGACTGCTATGCGAAAAAACTTTGCAATCCCTCAATTGTATACTCACACTCATTGCCAGTATTAGGATTCAACACTTAAATGTGTGTAGTAAGCGAGGCATAGTCTCATAGAATTTTTGAATCGATTCAAACTGTTTGCTAGTTAAACCCTCAACAAACTCACGAAACTCTTTCTTGGTGGTAGTTGTAGAATCATATACATCTTCGCCATCAAAAATTTGCTCAATATGTTCAGCAATAAAGTTGAAAATATGCTCTGGATCTAAATCTTTGTTGAGAAACTGCGATTCAATAAATCTATCCATACTTGGATAATTAAGCATAATCCCCATATCGTCTGTAAGCATAATCTTTCTGCTATGCTCATCATCTTTAGTTACCTGAACCTCATCAATATTGATTGATGCTTTTGCTTGAGTTTCGTTATCATCAGTGCAAGTTACCGTCATTTCGATAACTTCACCGACAGCAGCAGCACGAATCTTAAGAAATAAGTACTCTAAATCGAATGATGGTAGTTGATCGACTTTTACTCTAGATAATATACACGCTCGCAATGTGTTCTTTACAGCAGTAATTACTTCTTTTTCATTTTCAGATTCTAATGCTAAAAGTAGTACTTTTTCTTCTTTAACAAGAAATGGTCTATATTTTACAATTTTCCCGGTAGAAGGCAACGTAAGTTCATACGTAGGTACGCCAAGTTTAGGTAATGCCATTGATATGTGAGTTCAAATCGTATATTTATTTATCTCGACTTTTTGAGTCAATTTTTGGTGGCGATTTTTTTTCGACTTTTTCGTAACTGAAAAGTCTATTTCGCCTTACTAGTGTTGATCAGTACCATCGTTAAGAACAACAGTATGTTTTTGATAGTAAAAGTTAGCAGTTACCTTGGTAATCTGTGAAGTACCATAGGACAACGGAACAGAATCAATAGAATATGGATAAACATTTTCCAAGATGTAACTAATCGGTACTCGGGAGTTAGGAGCGGATCTACCCTTTTCAGTTTTGGTAATTTTTACCTTCTGACACATATATTGTTCAGGATATTTCAGTCGTATCGCTCTGGTTATTGGATTGGGTTGTGTATTCTTTACTGCCTGTAAATTACTTTTCTCCTTATTGATAGGAGCATCATTTTCATTACCATCAAAGATATAGTTATGCCAACCCGTAAGAAATTTGAGTGGTATCATATTAGCATCACACATCCATGTGAGTGACAAATCACTGTAAAATCTGGCATATGGATAACTAATCTGACTTTCTCCCATAACTCTACCACTCAACTGTCCTACTGCTGCCTGTACATTAGGAAGTTGTGCTTCATCACAAAGCATCTGAACTAATCCACCCATATTAGTTGCATTAGTGGATCCACCAATGCCTATAATACCACATTTTTCTTTAAGGTAGTCGGTTAACCCTAACCCACTACCTTTTTTCTTATCCGTATTCGGAAGATTAAACTCAACATCATAACCATTGGAGAAAGACATTCCTCCCTGTTTAGCAATAGACTGTATGAAAGTATCTAATGACACGCTAAATAAAAACAGTTGGTCCATCTATATTTAGCATGGCATATTCAGGCGTTTACAAGCCAACTAACCCACGGAAGTACAAAGGAAATCCAACCAGAATAATTTATCGCTCACTGTGGGAGCGTAAATTTATGTTCTTCTGTGATCATAATGGTAGCATCATTGAGTGGGGCAGTGAGGAAATAATCATTCCTTACAAGTGTCCTACTGACGGAAGAGTACATAGATATTATCCAGACTTTTACATCAAAGTAAAAGATAAGAGTGGTAAATATCAAAAGTATATTATTGAAGTGAAACCTAAAAAACAAACACAACCACCTAATGAAAAACCCAAACGCAAAACTGTCGCTTGGAAAAAAGAAGTCTTTACATTTATGAAGAACCGTGCCAAATGGGACGCTGCTGAAGACTTTTGTGAGGATAGACAGATGAAATTTTTAATCCTTACCGAAGATCATTTAGGAGTAGGAAGATCTAATGGCAAAAACAAAAAGTAAAGGGTTCGGAGGAACCGCTAATACATATAAAACTATCTTTGAAAAAGTTAGTGATGCAACGAACGGAGAAAAAAAATCTGTGTCCTGGTATAGGGACAAGGTAAAGTCACTTTCATCTACATATAAAACAGAACCACAAAGAGTATTAGAAATCGAAAAACGTGATCGATATGATACTCAACAAGATGAAAATATTTTACGGACCACAGTAAGAGATGGTCACTTATATTTGTTTGAGTACGAAGCAAAAACAAAGAGTCTACCATACTACGATAAGTTTCCATTAGTCTATGTAATAAAAGACTTTGGCAATGAATTTTATGGTGCTAATTTACATTACTTAAGACCAAAAGCAAGAGTTAAAGTAATTCAGAAACTAGAACGTGGATTTATTGACCTACCCAAGATAATCATACATAAATATATAAAGACACATTGCAAAAGTCCTTTCTTGGATCTTGCTATAGATGAGTGGGAGACATCTATCTTCTTACCCGTTGAAGACTTCGTTATTACAAAAGGATCCGGTAATATTGCATACGATAAAGAATCTGTATGGGATGAAATTTCTAAAAAAGATCAGGATCGTATCAAAGCAAAACGTATCATCAAAGGTTATGGTAAACAATCAGATAAGGAGATGGTAACATAATGAGTTACTCGGCGGCC